AGATATAAATAAAAGAAAAAAATGGCAGATATTACTTTTTATAAAGATTTACCTTTAGATTTCACACCTCATCCTGTGACTGGTGACGTTCGTCCCATCACAAATGAAGTTGCGATTAAAAGGGCTTTGTCTAATTTAATTAATACACCAAAAGGCACACGACCATTTATGCCTGACTATGGTAGTAATGTTAAGAATTATCTGTTCTCTAGAAATGGCGCATTTACATTATATGAACTTAGAAATAGTCTTAAAATTGACATTGAAAAATATGAAAAGCGTATAACTTTAAAAGACATAAAAGTTAACTACTCGGATGATGGATTTGATATCAAGTTGGAATACACTATTAAAAATGCGACTGGTATTTCAGGTCTACAAACAACAATCAAGAGGACAGCATAATGGCATCGGACAATAATTTAAAACTAGATGCGTTAGATTTTCAAGGAATAAAAAGTAACTTTAAATCTTACCTACAAGCACAGGATCAATTCAGAGACTATAACTTTGAAGGTTCTGGACTCAATGTTTTGTTGGACTTGTTAGCTTATAACACATACTATAATTCATTCTACCTCAACATGGTAGCCGCTGAAGCATTCTTGCCGACAGCACAAAAAAGAAATTCTGTTGTCAACTTAGCAAAGTCTTTAAACTACACACCACGCTCAGTCACATCTGCATCTATTAGCGGAACTGCAACTTTAACTGTCACTGGTTCTCCAACAAGTGTGACTATTCCTGCATACACTTCTTTTAGGGGTTTAGTAGATGGAAAAGCATTTAACTTTTTAAATACAAGTTCGGTTATTGTCACGCCAACATCTGGAGTTTATAGCGCAACAATGTCTCTCAAAGAGGGAAGATATATTAATAGAAGATATTCTGTAAATCTGAATGATTCGGATCAAAGATTTTTAATTCCAAATAAAGACGTAGATACATCAACATTGACTGTTAGCGTTTTAAATTCTTCAGTTGATAGTACAACAAGAACATTTTCAAAAGTTACGAATTTAACTGAAGTTACAAATACAACAAGAGTTTATTACATCGAAGAAGTGGAAGATGGTCAATTTGAAATTAAATTTGGCGATGGCGTTTTTGGTGTAGCATTAGATGCAGGTAATATTGTTGTTTTTGAATATCTTGTATCTAATGGATCTTCAGCCAATGACATTGAATCATTAACATATACAGATGCAATCAATAATGTTACTTCAATTACATTCGTTGCATCTGATCCAGCCGCTGGTGGTTCTGACAGAGAAACAGTCAATCAAATTAAATTCAATGCTCCAAAAGCATATGAGGCACAGAATCGTGTAGTAACAGCCGATGATTATAAAACGCTAATGTTACAGCAAGCGACAGTAGATTCTTGCGTTGTGTGGGGTGGTGAAGATAATGATCCACCAACATTTGGAAAAGTATTCATTGCAGTCAAACCAACAACAGGTGATGTATTGACTGCAACAGAAAAACTCAATTTAATTAATTCTGTACTTAAACCCAAAAAGATTTTAACTGTTTCTACAGAAATTGTTGACCCCGAGTATATATTTATTATTATCAATGCAACTGTAAAGTATCAGTCGGACACAACAATTTTAAGTGCGGCTGAAGTTAAACAGCTGGTAATCGACACAATTAAATCATATAATTTGAACGAAATAAATCAGTTCTCCAAATATTTTAGATACTCTAAATTGTCTAGACTAATTGATGTTACTGAGAGATCAATTTTAAGTAGCGTCACTACAGCACAGATGAGAAAAGAAGTTGATATTCAATTAGGTGTTGGCACAAGGTATGAAATTGGGTTTTCAAATCCAATAGACAATTCGACAAATGGTAGACCATCAACGCATCCAAGTGGTGTGGGTAATAAGATCACATCAAATTCATTTACTTTTGGTGGATTTTCAAATTGTTTTTTAGAAGACAACAATGGCATAATTCGTATTTACAGAGTATTGGGCATTGAAAACATAGCAGTATCAAATAATGCAGGAACAATTGATTATGCTACAGGAAAAATTATTCTAACAAATTTTGCACCAACAGCATTTAATGATGGTGGAACAACATTAAAAATAACCGCAGTGCCACAAGACAAAGATATTCTTCCATTAAGAGGTCAGATTATTACAATTAGAGATGCTGACATATCAGTCACAATGATTGACGATAAATCAATTAGTTTAGTTAACAGATAAAAAATGAATGATGCATTTTTCAAACCTTCATTAAATGTAGAATCATTTATTGGTGAAAATTCTTCCGTTGATACGGAAAGATTTTTGCTGTTTATGAAAGCATACTATGAATGGATGCAATCTACAACATTATCACTAACCAATAAAGCTGGAACGTTTGTTGTTGGTGAAACTATTGTCGGCACAATTTCTGGCGCAATTGGATCTATCAAAGAAGTTAAAACAAACTCTATTGTAATTGCACCAACATCAAGAACTGTCTTTGCATATGCTGAAAGTTTAACTGGTCAGACTTCTGGTGCTACTGCAACAATCAATGTAATCAAAGACAATGTTGGTCGTGCATCAGGAAATATTTTAAACTATAAAAATCTTGAAATTTCCGTTGACAAGTATGTTGATTACCTTCGAGAAGAATTATATCCTAGCATACCCGCAACATATTATGGCGATAAACAACTAGTTGCACAATATTTTAAAGATTTTTATGAATCTAAAAGTAATGAGCAATCTTACAGATTCTTATTCAAACTTTTATATAATGAAGACATTGATTTCTACTATCCAGGAGAAGATATTCTTCGGGTCTCTGATGGTAACTTTGAAAAAACACAAATCATTCGAACAGAAGCAACAGCGACTGGTGTGAATTCTTCTGGTAATTCATTCGATAGAGATATATTCTTATTTCTAAACAAAACAATTCGTGGTCAGACTTCAGGTGTTCTTGCTAACGTAGTTGACATTAAAAAATTCTTCATAGGATCAATTGAAATTGCTGAGATGACTTTGAAACTTGTGAGTGGAACATTTGCCGCAGGTGAAGATATTGTTGACATTGATGATGACAATCTTATCACAACAATTTATGGTATTTTGTCTGGCGTAAACATTATCGATGGTGGCTCTGGTTACGCAGATGGCGACATTATTACAATTACCGGCAACGGTTCGGAGGCGCAAGCCAGAGTTTCTTCAATTAAAGAATCGCCAATTAGTGCGTTGTCTATTAATACAGTTGGACATGGATATCAATTAAACACAACTGCGACAATCAATAACTCTGGAACTGGCGGTTCTGGACTCACTATACAAGTTACCGAATTAGCAAATACATACACAGTAACTTCTGGTGCGAACACATATACTGTCGGTGAAATTTCTGAGATATCTATTATTAGCAGAGGTGAAGGATATTTTAAGAAGCCTTCTATTACACTACAAGACACAACCATCGCATCTTTGGGATTGTTGTCTAACAATCTAATTACAATTTCAAATGCTGGTACCAATTATGGTGTTGGCAATACACTTATAATTACCAGCCTTCATGCAGGCAATAGTGGTGCAGGTATCATTGCATCGGTTGTAGAAACCACAACATTCGATCTTTTGTTTGAAGATGGATTTCAAATGAAGGCTGATGGTAGCTACTACGACATTATTAAAAATGAAGACTGGTTAGTAAAAGGTCCAATCAAACGTATTGAATTAACAGATTTTGGCGATGGCTACACACCGGGTTTGCTTCCACTTATCTCGGTTGCATCTACAACTGGTGCTGGCGCAAACTTAATTGCAACAGGCATTCAAGGCACAAGTGCAAACGTTACTGTTGACACATCAAACAATATCACGGGTATTGGTTCGATTCGTGCAGTTCAAATTACAAATTTTGGTATCAATTACAGCACAGCAAATGCAATCGCAAACACAGTTGGTGACGGCAATGCAAATCTGATAGCAACCATTTCAGGACTCGGAATCAAAGATGGCGTTTGGGTGGGTGATGATGGTAAGATTGATTATAAAATTATTCAAGACTCTTATTACTATCAAGACTACTCATATGTTATTAAAAGCGGTTTAGCATTTGAAACATATTCAGATACACTAAAATCTATTATTCACCCTGCTGGTTTGATATATTTTGGTGAGATTCAAATTCTCAATGACATAAGTGTTCCTTCAAGTTTACTTGATAATCTTGAGAGAATGCTTGTTCGAATACTCAGTGAATTCTCTGTTGGCGGACAGTACGCAGATTCGTTTATATCAATGACGCTGAGTGTTGAAAGTCCACTCATTACTGTTAATACTGATTTGAACGTTCAGGAATATACTATAAAATTGTTGACGCAGAATAGCGCAGATGCTTCAATTGAAAACAGGGCATTTGTTATACAAGTTCCATTTGAATTGGATGTGACTTCATCTCCATTACAGTTGCCTACAACAAAATTAGTTGTATCATACATAAATCCTATACCAGCATATGGTATCACATATGAAGATATTCCTCTATTCTCTACAGGCGTATTCGGTGATGATTGGATCAATACTCCAATTTCAACATTAGCGTCTGTTGCGTTTAGTGATCCATACGATGAAAGTCCAGCGTATCAATCCGTATATTCAATAACGAATAAAGTTCCTAATGTTGTAAGTCTTGAAATATCTTTAGATCAACAATACTCTGTTGTAATTCCTTCATTGGGATTCATGAACTATACAACAGAATCTGTAATTACAACATCTTTAACCTCGATAGATACTGTATACCTAGAAAATGTTATCGACAATTCAACATCGATAGCCAATACGACATATGTTTCATATGGTAAAATATCTGGTACAGTTTCTTCATCCGTGCAAGATTATGCGGCATTTACGCTTGACGCATTTAATGATGTTCCTATTGACGCAATCGATGGTGTTGTGATTGGCGCAAATGCACCGGTTGTTGTTGGAGTAGGAACTAACTTTGCCGCAGATTTCATTACTGATGATGTATTTGTTGCCAATAATCAATATTTTATAGTTCAAGCAGTTTTTGGCACATCAAACATGGTAATCGATAGAAATCCAGAAACACCATTCAGTAATGTTGTTGCATATAAAGTTGCAACGCCAACATACGCATTTAGTTCGGTACCAACTTCTATAAATGAAGGTGCTAACGGAACATTTAATGTTGCGACAACATTTGTCGGTAGCGGAACAACATTATATTGGACAATAGATAATGTAACAACTAGCGCAGGAGATTTCTTATAATGCCAGCCAATGGTTCATTCACAATAACAAACAATGCGGGGTCATTTGTTGTAAACCCAACCGCAGACTTAACAACAGAAGGTGCAGAGACATTTACTGTTTCAATTAGAACAGGTTCTATTGCAGGACCAATCGTTGCTACTAGCAATACAATTACAGTAAATGATACGTCAGTTCCGTCAGCAAATTTGGTATTAGACTTTGATGCGGCTAATTTTACGTCAATGCCCACTATTAATGGTAGCTTTAATTTAAATGGTAGCAGTCAGTATCTTTCAATCGCCTCAAGTTCTGCATTTGCTTTCGGAACAAACGATTTTACTATAGAGACTTGGATATATCCTAATAGTCTTTCTGGACGTTTGTGGTTTTTTAGTTCCGACTCTGACAATGTGGATCTTAATGGCAATGGAGGTATTTACTACTTTGGTGTGAGCGGTACAAGCAGTAGTGCTACTAATACAGTAATAACTGTAGGAACCTGGCATCATATTGCATTAGTAAGAGCAAGCGGAACTATTACACTTTATGTCAACGGAGTTTCTGTAATGTCTCAAAGTGGCATAGGATTTAATAGTACATCAAATAGATCACTTGATATTGGATATAGTGCGGCTCAAGGCAATAATTATTTTAATGGTCGTATAAGCAACTTTAGAATAGTTAAAGGAACAGCAGTTTATACTGCAAACTTTACTCCAACAACGCAACCTCTATCCCCAATCACTAATACAGTATTGTTAATACGACCACAAGATAGTGGAACATTGTTAACTGATTACAGTACTGCACCACTTACTGTTACAAATAATGGTACTGTAACATATAATGCGGCGACACCATTTACTGCTATAACAGATGCAACTGGAAATTATCCTATAACCATAATTAATCCTACACCTAGAATTAGTTGGAATAGTGTAAACGGTGGTGTGTTTAGAGTGACAACAGCATCTACTGATAACTTTTTGACTTTTGGTCCAAACTACGGTAGCGCACAAGCATTTACTGTGGGTATGGCATATAAGTGGAATGGAACTCTTGGCGGTAGATTGTTAAATGCTAATACAGCAAGTCCTGACTTTTTAATGGGTCTATGGGGTTCGGCTGGATGTAAAATGAATATTGCTTACGGTGATGCTTTTGTTGGTAGTTCTGCCGATACCGCAGATACTGCTTGGCACTTTATATGGTTTACTAATACTGGATCTGCTGGTGCAAGCAAAGCCAAAAGTTATATAGCTACTAGCACAGCCCCAAGCGGAACATACGGTACCGGCGCAACAAACAATGGATTTAATGGATTGAGATTATTTGGTAGATTTGTAAATTCAACTACTAGTAGTGAACAAGTTGATGCAGATATTGGATTTGTCAAAGTCTGGAACAAAGAATTAACTTTAGCAGAAATTCAAGCAGAACACGCAACATACAAAACTAGATTCGGGTATTAAATAGACTTCTAAATAATGGTAGTCGAGCATAGAATTCACAAAATTTCAAAAAACTTTGTATAAATAAGTAAATGAAAAACAACTTTAAGTATCGCATTCAAAGGGAGAACACCTAATGGCATCAATTGTAACTACAAAATTCAGAGTACACAATGCAGAGCAATTCGCAGAAGCATTTTCTGAAACGTCAAATACTATCATGTATTTGTTTATTGGAAAAAGTACAGCATTTCCAAACGATAATGCACCTCCAACACCAGTAAATTCAACTGCAAACGTTGAATATACTCCGTGGCGTGATATGTACGCCGCAAAACGTATTACCACTTCTGACGTTACTCACGCTATTCCGAGATATAATTGGACTTCTGGTACAGTTTATGACAGATATGATGACCAAGACACAAACTTAATTGAGTCTGACGATTTTTATGTTATCACAGAAGATTATAATGTGTATAAAGTTTTGGGTAATGCTGGCGCAACAGCGTCAACGACAAAGCCATCGGGCGTAAGCACATCCCCATTTACTACAGCAGACGGATACATTTGGAAATACATGTATACAGTCACAACAGCTAAAGCGTTGAAGTTTTTGACAAACGATTACATTCCAGTACAAACACTTGCTTCGGATGATGGTTCAGACCAGTGGGACGTGCAAGCGGCCGCAATCGATGGTGGCATCCACGTTGTTAACGTAACAGCGGGCGGTTCTGGATACGGTTCAGCGCCAGCAGTTACTATTACTGGTGATGGTACAGGCGCTACAGCAAACTCAACAATTACTGCTGGTGTTGTTACCGCAGTTACAATTACAAATCCCGGTACAGGATACACAAGAGCGCAAGTTGCATTTGCTTCTGGTGCCGCAGCCGCTACTGCTGTAATTTCACCAAAAGGTGGACATGGTTCTAACGCAGTTGAAGAACTGGGTGGTAAGTACATCATGCTCAACGTTCGTTTAGATGGCACAGAATCTAATACATTCTCTACAGCTAATGAGTTCCGTCAAGTTGGTATCATTCGTGATCCATATTTGTATGGTACAACTACAAGAGCAGTTGCATCTTCTTTCAGACAGTCATTCCAATATCAATTGTCCAGCATCTCTGGCACATTTACATTAGATGAGACTGTCACTAGCGGATCTAACACAGCAAGCGTTGTTGAATTTACAACACCAAACTTGTTCACTACACTACCATTGAATCGTCCGTTTGCTAACACAGCAAACGTTGCTGGTGGTACATCATCCGCTTCGGGCACAATTGCGGCAATCACAACTCCAGGCTTACAGCCATACACAGGCGACATTATCTATGTCGAAAATCGTGTGCCAATCTCTAGAGCGGCTGACCAAATTGAAGACGTTAAACTAATTATTCAATTCTAATTTTAAAAACGTAGGCTTGAAAAATAAATGGCAAATACAAATCCTGGTGGACTAGACTTAAATACCAGTCCATATTTTGATGATTATAATGAAGATAAAAAGTTTGTAAGAGTTCTTTATCGCCCTGGACGTGCTGTTCAAGCTAGAGAACTTACTCAAGCACAGACTCTTCAACAAGTGCAGACTAGACGCTTTGCTGAATATTTTTTCAAGCAAGGCGCATTAGTCGATGGTTGCGAACAAAATCTAGATTTAAATTTAAGTTTCGTTAAACTTCAACCTACATATAATAGTAACACAGTTGCAGTTGCAAATTTTGATGGTAAAATAGTTTATGGTGCAAACAGCGGTATCAAAGCATACTCTGGACTAGTTACTGATATTGATGGTAATGATCCAAAAACATTGTTTATTAGTTACGCAACAAATGGAACACAAGTTCTCACAGTAAACGTTGCGCCGTCTACACTCACATCAGGAAATACAATTACCTTTTCAACAGGTAATACTGCTACGATTGAAGCATTTTACACAGACCCAATTTCTGGTTTAAATAAAATCTTTGTTTCAAACACAACTGGAACATTAACTGCAACAACCGCAAACACAGTATTAAGCACTGGTGCTACTCAAGTAATTAATGTAACGAACGTTTCAAATCAAAGTGCAAATACTAAATTTGCAAATTCAGAAACAATCTTCACTGCAAATACAACCGGCAGAACATACGCATTGGCTGCGGCAACAAATGCAGTTAGAAATGTAGTTAATGAAGGTCTAGCTACAGAAGAAATCTATGAATACGGTTCTAAGATTACTGTGTCGGAAGGTATCGTTTATCTCGCAGATCATTTTGTCAAACACTCTACGCAAACAATTATTCTTGACAAGTATACAAACAAACCTTCTTATAAAATTGGATTGGTTCCAAACAAATCTTTTGTTGATTACATTGAAGACTCAACATTGGTTGACAATGCACAGGGCACACCAAACTTTCAAGCGCCAGGTGCAGACAGATTAAAAATTGATACGACACTCACTAAGATTGCGTTAGGCGAAGCAACTGATGAAAATGAATTCGCTACGATCACCGAAATTGAAGATGGCGTTGCTAGAAAAAGAAAATCAGTTACTGTTGACAGTAAACTAGAAGATGTTTTAGCAAAACGAACAAATGAAGAATCTGGCAATTACACATTATCTGATCCTATTGTTTACGTTCGTGAACACTTAACAAAATCTGGAACAGACACTGGTGTATATACTTCTGCTGAAGGCGGCAACTCAGATTTGCTTATAGTTGAAGTTGATCCATTCACATCATATGTGTCTGGATATAGAAATCAAATTATTATAAAAACACAAATTGAAGTCGAGAAGGGTCTAGACACTCAATATGTAAACGGAACAACAACTCAAATTAACTATGGTCAATATATTGAAGTTAAAGAGTTAGTCGGTGCATGGGACATTATGGAATCAACATCGGTTGATTTGTATGATACACCACAGCAAGTCATTACAAACTTAGCGCATTCAACTGCAACAGTTACTGGTAGTGCGATTGGTACTGCTAGAGTTCGTTCTATTGAATATGTGAGTGGTACTAAAGGCACTGCCGATGCAAGATACTATTTGTACTTGTATGAAATCACAATGAATTCTGGTAAGAACTTCTCTGACGTTCGTGCTGTTTATGATTCTGCAACACCAAAACGATTTGCTGATATTGTAACAACTACCGCTGGCGCTGTTTTACAAGAAACGTCTTTCGATTCAATGATTTTTCCGTTGCCGTATGACGCAATTAAAACTGTGCGTGATTTATCAGAAAACGTTGACACCACTTTTAGATTTAAAAAGAGATTTTCTGTTTCATTCTCTACTGGTGTAGCCACAATTGCAACTGACGCTGTTACAGAAACGTTTATTGGTACAGACGCATTAAATGCAACGCAGAAAAATGACTTCTACATGGTTGTCGTTAACAATGCTGGAGCAAACGTAGAGACTTCTGCGTTGACTGGTACTGTTACTGTGGGCGCATCAAATACTGCTGTTACTGGCAGCGGAACACAATTCACAACGCAATACAATGTTGGCGATTTAATTAAAATCGGATCAACTACTACACATAGAATTGCATCTATTACAAGTGCTACGGCACTAACTTTAGCAACAGCGCATGGTGCTGGTGCTAGTGGTGTTGCACACACAAAAATTATTCCATCTGGAACAGTATTGTCTCTTTCTGCTAATGGTGGTTCAGGAGCTACACGAACAGTTAATGTTACGTCTCCGGGAACAGTAGCGATTGATGTGAAAGAGAATGCAACATTTACTGCTGATGTTATTGTCTCTATGAATAGAGCAAATGCAAAAGAAAAAATTAAAACATTAAATTTTCAAACACAAACAAATATTAATCCAAATACACACCCTAGTGGGCTGTCTGGACCGTTTGGTTTAGGCGTTGGTGATATATATCGACTACATGCTGTTTATCAATCTACAGATTTTAGTACAGCCGCTACTACAGCAAACACAAACGTTACTACAAATTATGTATTAGATAATGGACAACGTGACTATGCATATGAACATGGAACAATTAGACCAGTTACTGGTTATGTTCCAACAGGTAGATTGTTAGCAGTTTTCGACAACTTCACACACGATACATCTCAAGGTGTTGGATATACGTCAGTTAATTCATATCCAATTGACGATACAGTATCATCAAATACTACAATTACAACTGGCGACATTCCTATATTTACAAGTCCTACGACTAAAAGAATTTTTAAACTTCGTGACTCTATTGATTTTAGACCAATTAAAACTGCAAATACATCTTTGAATCCAATTGATGTTGGCACATATCAAATACCCACATTCGGTCTTCGCATTCCAGAATCTGGTTCAGAATTTTCAGCAGATTTAATTTACTACAAAGGTAGAGTTTCAAAAGTATACATCAACAATGCTGGCGTGTTCGGCATCAACGATGGTGTTCCCGCACAAGCTGGTAATCAACGAGCAGAATCGCCACCAACAAAGCCTGATACATTAGAGATTGCAGAATTAGTTATTCCAGCATACCCATCTCTACCAATTGATGTTCAAATCAAACTATTGAAGAACAAGCGTTTCACAATGCGTGAAGTTGCACGTATGAATGAAAGACTCGAAAGACTTGAGTATTTCACGGCATTGAGTTTCTTGGAAAAACAAGCAACAGACACAACAGAGTTAGACAATGATGGTTTAGATAGATTCAAGAATGGTATTCTTGTTGATCCATTTACAGGGTGGTCAGTAGCATCTACATCTAACGATGGTAAAGATTGTGCTATTGATACATCAAATAAATTTTTAACAGGTAAAAAAGATAATACAAAAACTGTAGGACTTCGTTACTCGACTACGGGAACAACAACTTCAACAGCGGAATTGCAACCTGGTAACAAAATTATGTTGCCATATACTGAAGTTGAAGCACCCGGTCTAAAACAACAATACGCATCTAGACAACTAAGACTTGCTGAAGAATTAAACTTTATCTGGACTGGCGACTTATCAGTCATGCCTTTTGGTGATACATTCTTTGATACAGAAAACGATCCTGCTAAAGCGGTTGTTTATAATGATGACCAAGGCGCAGATAACTGGAAAGCATTAGTTGATGCATGGAACACAGAGGTTGCGCCATTAAACCAACGTTGGCTTGGCGGCACACAGCAAACAGTAGATACGGCTCAACAAACAACGCAACAAGGCAATCAACTTGTCACTACAGCACTACGCACGGTGACACAAGAAGCATTTAATAGAATTGCAACTGGTAATCAATCAACAGCAAGTAAACAAGAGGTTTCTTTTGATAGAGTTGTGAATGTAGAAGTTGCGCTATGGATGCGTCAACGTGAATTTGTAATTTATGCTAAAGGTCTGAAAGACAACGCTAGAGTCTACGCATTCTTTGATGGTGTTAATGTCACCGCAAATTGTTTCCAGATTCAATTGCTTGGTGCAAACACTACAATCCAGACGTTGAATAAATTTGCTCCAAATGCTAATAGTGGAATCATCGAATTGAGTGATGAGAACGTTACATGGAAAGCAATTGCTGATGGTGCAAACAATCCACTAACCGTTAAAGGCGGTGAAATCTATTTGTTATTTGAAGTGCCAAAACAAAAATTCTATACTGGTCAACGTGAGTTTAAAATTACAGATAGTGCTACAAACTCAGAAGGCACAACGCTAACAAGTGCAAGAAATATCATCACTTCACAGGGTGTTATACAGAAGACGGCATCTTTCTCAATTAATTCTAGACCATTCACCAACATATCATTTAACACACAGCGATCTATAGGTAGAAGAACTGTTTCGTCTGAACGTGTTGAAACTGGAAGAGTGACTATACCACCACCACCGCCACCACAAAACTGGGATCCATTATCACAGAGTTTCTTTGTTGATCCAAATACATTTGAAAAAGGCATGTATTTAACTTCTATCGATTTATTCTTTAGAACAAAGTCACAATCAAAGACTTCGTATGTTACAATTGAAATACGTGAACTTGACAATGGATTTCCATCACCAGAATTAATTAGTAGCGGAGACAATGCGGTTGTTAATAATGCAAATATCGCTATAAGTGAAGATGCAACCAAACCAACTAAATTTACATTTAAAAATCCTATCTATTTGAGTCCTGGCGTTGACTACTGTTTCACAGTTAAACCATCAAACAATGATCCTGATTTTGCGCTTTGGGTTGCTGAGTTGGGTGCAATCGATATCACAGAGCCAAATAAACAATCAAGAATTGAATCTGCATACAATAGTGGTGTTTTATTTTCATCGTCTAATGACAAGACTTGGACTGTAAAGCAAAATACTGATATGAAATTTACTATGAGAGTCGCAACATTTGATACGACTGCTCCTAAAGTTGCTTTCTGGAATAACGTTCCAATTACTACTGCTATAACATATGATGCGCTAACACCAATACTTGCTGATGTGGTTCTTGCAGGAACAAACATTAAGTATGAAATTAAAACTTCTGATAGTAGTCTAGCAGTTGATGAAGATTTCACTACAGTAGAAAAATATGAAAGATTGATATTGCGTTCTAGAAAACAGATTTCTACAACCGCATCCGAGACAACAGCCGGCATTAAATCATTATTAGTAAAAGCAACGCTGTCTACGACAAATAAGTATATCAGTCCATATATCGATAACGAAGGACTTGAATTTAACTTCGATAAAAATGTTATCAACAATTTAGATGAAACTGCTGTTTCTGGAACGATTACATACGCTTCTGGCAATAATATTGTCATTGGCACTGGTACAACTTTTACGACACAAGTTTTCCCTGGCGAATATGCATACTTCGGTGACGAATATCGCAGAATCTCTTCAATATCAAGTAACACAGTTTTGACTGTTGTGAATAACTTTACTACATCAAATGCGGCTAGTCAAGTAATGACTATTCGCAATGAAGAAAATCCAACAGGACCATATTCATCGCAGTCTAGATATATCACTAAAGTTGTGACATTGAATGATGGATTTGAAGCCTCAGATTTAGTTACTTATTTGAATGTTAACAGACCACCAGGAACTTCAATTAAAGTTTACTGTAAGCTGTTGAACGAAAACGACACAGATGCGTTTGATGATAAGTTTTATACTCCTATGGACTTAGATGGTACAGAAACCTTCACACTCAATCAAAATGAATACAAGGAAGAAAAGTATGTCGTGCCATCTACAGTGAAAACTGGTGGTTCTGAGTTTCTTTCTGGTACAGTTGCAATCTCTAACGTGTCTACAACAGTCATCGGCACATCTACTCGCTTCATTGAAGACTTGAAGATTGGTGACACAATTGCTGTCGGTACTGCTAGAACAGAGCGTGTGATTTCTACGATTGCAAATAATACATCATTGACAGTTGAATCTGCATTCTCTACAGTTGCTTCTAGTCAAGACATTTTCCGTGTTCTAAATAACACAGTTGCATATACAACACCCGATGGAAGAACATTCCAGGGGTACAAAAACTTTGCTATTAAGATTGTTTTCTTGTCTAGCAACCCAAGTTATGCTCCGAAAGTTAAAGATTTAAGAGGAATTGCACTAGCATGATAGTAGAAAAAATTAAAATTGCAGATCCTGTTCGTGGGTTCACAGAGAGAGATAAAAACTCTAAGGCAATTCTAAATACAGATATGGATTCACTTTTGAAATATAAAATTCAAAAAAGAAGGATGTCTGATATAAATAAGAGTAGAAATGAAATCACTGCGATTCGTGGAGAAGTAGACAGCATCAAGTCAGACCTTAACGAAATCAAACATCTATTACTAAAAATAACTAAAGAGAGACAAGACTAATCATGCCTATTTCACAAGTACTCTTAAGCGACACGTTTGGTCAGTTCAGAAATGCGTTTAATGATACCGCAAATGCTGTTAATTCGGTAGTTAGCACTTCGGGCGTTATTAGCGCAACTACAGTAACTGCTAACACATTAACTGCTAATACAGTAACTGCTAACACATTAACTGCTAATACAGTAACTGCAACTAATTTAACTACTGGTAGAGTCACGCTTGCTACTACCTCAGGCCAGTTAACGGATGATTCTGCACTCACATACGACACAGCAACAGATATTCTGACGCTTGGTGGAATTACAGACGCAAGTTCTTCTACTACAGGCACATTTAAAGTTGCTGGTGGTGTTGGTATTGCTAAAAAACTATATGTTGGAACAGACTTAAACGTTCTTGGCAATTCAGTTTTTACTGGAAACGTTTCGTTTTTGGGTTCTAACACATTAATTAGCACAACCGTACTCAATATTGAAGATAACATTTTACAGTTGTCGCACTTAAATCCATCTGATCTTGTTGACATTGGTTTTATCGGTGGATATAATAATGGTGCAAATGTACACTCTGGTCTTTTCAGAGATGCTACGGACGATACGTGGAAATTGTTTAGGAATTATAGTGCTGAACCAAGTACCACAATTGACGTTTCGGCTAACGGATTTGCATGGGCAAACTTAGCTATTGGCGGACTTACTGCTGCCAACAGTATCAACATTGGAACTGGACAGACGTATAAGATTAATGCTACCGATGTTTTATCTTCTACAACCCTTGGTTCAGGTGTAACTAATTCTTCATTGACTTCAGTTGGAACAATCGGAACAGGTGTTTGGCAAGGCACTACAATCGGTACAGCTTATGGCGGCACAGGCTTAACCTCCTTCACTGCCAATGGTGTGGTGTACGCATCTAGTTCTAGTGCATTGGCTACTGGCTCTGTATTAAGTTTTGACGGAACAAATTTAGGCATTGGAACAAACTCTCCTACTGCTAAGTTGGACATCACATCTGCTTCAGCAGGGTTTTCAAATATTAAATTAGTTCAAACAGGAGTTAGAACTTGGGCAATTGAAAATACTGGAACGTCAGGTTTATTTAAGATTATTGAAGCAGGTGTATCAGACAGATTAGTCATTGACGGTTCAGGCAATGTAGGTATTGGTACAAGTTCGCCATCAAGCAAGTTGGATGTAAGCGGAACAATTACATCAACTGCTATATCAACAGGCGCTCTGACAGCATCCGGAAACGTATCATTCACAAGCACAGGCGCATTGAAGATTCCAGCTGGAACTACTGGTGAACGTGCTGGCTATGCAACAGTAGGTATGATTCGATACGACACAACGCTACAACGACTTGAAGTTTATAAATCGACAGGATGGGAATCTGCTGGTGGTGGCGTATCTGCCGCAAAATTATATTTTTACGCAAATTTCTGATATAAATACATCATACAAATTGCAAAAGGAATAAAAAAATGGCAACAGGAATACTATCAAGAACTAACATAGCTAATACTGCGAACGTTTCGGTTTATACGACACCAGCCGGCAAAGTTTCTTCGTTTACTCTGTCTTTAACAAATAGAAATGCAACACAAGATGCACAAGTAAAAGTTGCTATTTCAGACACAACATCACCGGAGCTTGGAGATTTTATTGAATTTAATACTTCAATTCCGCCTTTCGGGACACTCGAAAGAACAGGTATCGTAGCTAATGCGGCATCAATTTTAGTTGTTTCAAGTTCGACAGCCAATCTTTCTGCTGTCGTGTATGGAATAGAGGAGTAATTGTAAATGGCAAACATGATAAAAGCAAGAGTCGAATCAGGAATTGTTTTGGAAGTTTTTCAAAATGATTGCGTGAACTGGCTACACAAAGACTTATACAATGCGCTAATAGACGTTGAAGATGTTGTTAGAACTGGCGACACAGTTGATGTTGATACAGGATTAAAAATTAGTGATGCTGTCAATCAATACTGGAGTGCAGTTGCAGTAGTCTCTGAACCTGAAGAGACTCCTGCAGAGTCGGCAAATTCATCTCCAACATAATAAAAGGATAAAAAATGGGACGTTTTGTAACATCACCTATACAATCACAAGGTATAGCATTTAGAAATAAACAACAGTATGAAGATACTGGAGCGTATACGTGGAACACGCCTTCTGGTGTGTCGTGCGTTCGTGCTGTAGTTGTCGGAGGCGGTGGACCTGCGATAGGCAGAGGGTTTACTCCTGGAAACTTTCAAGCAAATGACTCAGGCGTCTTACATACAAATTGTTGTGCCGTTAGCTTTATGTCATTTGAATGTGCAACTTGCTGTTTTCAGCTAAGACAGAATATTTGTCCACAAAGCGCAACTTGTTGTATAATTGATGGAAAGGCTTGCGGCCTCTTTGTTCAGGGATGTTGCGCTTGCCAAGCATGTACCAGATATTTTGGATGCGGTGGATTGTGCTTTCAGTGGTATCAAGACAATAGTTGCGGTTGTAAGTTCTTATGTTTTAAATGGTCTAACTGCGACTTTTCTTGTAGTGCGGCAAGTAATTGCTGTAACTGTACGAATGTGCCTCAGTGCTGTACTTTCACTACGTGCGGCATGTCAATGGGTCCTCAAGTATTTGTCCAGGGCGGCGCAGGCGCAGGATACGCAGATGCTTCATTCCCTGTAACTCCAGGTCAAGCATATACTGTTTGCGTTGGCTCACAAGGATGCACTTCTTCTTTTGGTTCTTGCATATCAGCAACAGGCGGTGCATCGGCAGCTACACTGACTCAATGCTTAAAGTGGTATATTGATGGTTTATTCTATCCTCCTATTGGCGATTGTATCGCATGTGTTAGAAATGCGAATTCATGTAACTGTTCATTCGGCACACACAAAGTTAGATATTGTTGCCCTTCGGCAACCGCTTCATCAAGCACCTTTGGTGCTGGAAGTACTTGTATTTGCTGTTGTTTTAGTGCACCATGTATTACTGCCTGTGGCGTTGCGGCGTCCGATTGTAACGGATATGCATCCTGTGCGAATCAGTTTTCTCAAAATACTCCAGGATTCATACATGGATTCGTAAGACAGACAGCCAGTGGTGGATGTGGAATTGGAGGAACAATTAACAATTGTGGTGGAATCCCACCCACTGGTCCAGATGTATCTTTTAGCTATTGCAAATTTGCTATCTCAGGATGTATATGCTGTACATTTCATGTGTCAAATGCACTTCCCGTGTGTCACGACTATTATTTCTTTTGTATAAATTGTTTTAATTATTGTACTATTAATAGTATTTCGATTTCATGTGGAAGTGTTGGCGTTGTTCCTGGAGCAAGTGCAGGAAATTATTACGGAAATGGACTTTCAACTACTGTAGCCGCACAAACCAGTTCCGCAGGCGGCTGTGGTTGCTTGTGTAGCCCTATTTGTGTTGGTATCTTTTGTGTACCAATTATGAACTGTTGTCCGGTTAGTTGCCAGTGTTTCTGTGGATGTGTAACAGGTGGGCCTGGCATCGGTGGTGTAGGTGGAGTCAATATCGGTGGTTCTGCAATTCCAGGAAGCTGTTCTATACCAGATGGTTGTTACTGTTCTTGTAACGTTGCACAGGGATGTCGATCTGGATACAATACAATTGGCGATACTATACACTATAGATCGCAGAATCCGGCTGCAGGCGTCTGCGGATCATCACTTAACCAAATGGAAATTAATCCTAGACCATTATCAAGCACACAGTGGTTCTTCCCAGAAGAAATTAAAGGATTTGGTGCTAGACAGTTCATTGACGCCGGTTTCTGCTTCTTAGAAGATGCTGGACCTGGTGCTGGTGGTTTGAGTGGACCAAGCGGAGTTTTGGCTGGTGCATCAACTTCTGGTCGACCAGGAAACGGTGGCGGTGGTTCATTGTCTGGTGGCTCACCAAATGCTTCTGGCGGTGACGGTTTAGTTATAGTTTACTATTGATTTTTAATAAAGGATGATGTATAATATGTCGAGTGTGAAAAATATTGCAATGATTTTGGATGATGGGAAAGACAAAGGGCACCAAAATACAACAACAGCAAAGCAAGAAGAGTTGGGGTATTTTGGTAACATTTGGGTTAGACAACATTCTTTTGAAAAATCAGGTGACCATATAGAGGGCCACAAACATTACTTTGACCATGTGTCATTGTTAGTTCGTGGCTCTGTTTCTGTGCAAATACCTGGAGAAGAAGAAAAAATCTTTCACGCACCAACTTTCATAGTTATCAGAAAAGATGTTGAACATCTTGTTATAGCTAAAGAAGATGATACTGTTTGGTATTGTGTCTTTGCTATACGAAATCCGTTAGGAGAAGTTGTTGATGATGAAGAAATTGTTGGGGCTGTGAATGATCCAAGCAATAAATCACATGAGAAGTTTAACGCACAAACGTTTGATGCGTCTGATGCAATGTTAGAACTGTTAAGAGAAAAAACTATATTAGAAACGAAAAATAGCTGATATATATACATTATAGACTTTGAAAGGGTTATTATGAAAACTGTGTTCTTAATTGACGGCGGAGCAGGCCGTATCATCGCATCAATCCCCGCACTAGAAAAATACATAAGATTACATCCAGATGAAGATGTAAAAATTCTTATTGGTGGTTGGGACAATTTAGTTTGGGGAAATTCAGTTCTCCAGAACATTACATATAATATGGACACCAAAGGCGTGTTTGAGAATACTGTAAAAAATGCACATCGTGTTATTAAACCAGAACCATATATTCTGCCTAACTACTTCAATCAAGAAATTTCACTAGCTGAAGCATTCGATGAAGAAATCAATCGAACTAACGATCATTCAGATTTGGGTGCGCCTAAACTTTACTTGATGAAGGCTGAAGAAAAAATGGGCGCAAATATTGTTGCCGATGTAAAAGCGCAACAACAAAAAACAAAAACAATTGTTATTCAACCTTATGGACGTTCTGCAAGACTTGATAAAGCTGATATCATTGATGACTCATCAAGAAGTTTAGAGCCTAAGGCATATATTTCTTTAGTTAAAAAATTGGCAGTAAAATATAATTTAATTTTCTTTGGTGAGCGTCATATGGCACAACCTGAAGATACGTACACATTTAAATTAGAATCTGACTTAAGAGGTTGGGCTGCCGTTATTGAAAATAGTGATTATTTTATTGGATGTGACTCTGTTGGTCAACATATGGCAAGAGCATTCAATAAACCTGGAACTGTTATAATCGGTTCAACGTTTGCAAAGAACACGACATATCCAGATTTCTTTAACATCTTTGAGAAAAAAGATTATCCTAAAGTATATTCACCAATTCGTATTGCTGGACTTGATTGCAATTTAGCAGATAGACTTAACGATAGATGTATGGAGTTAGATGATAAAGAAATTAATGAACTATATACAATGATTGAAAAAGATATTGAAAAGAACACATAATTTAATTGGAGATTTGAATGACATATAATATTTTAGCTATTAATCCAGGACACAACGGTGCGGCTGCATTAGTTTCAGACGGCAAGTTGGTGGGTTACATAGAAGAAGAGCGAATTACTAGAATGAAATATGATGGTAATCCATTTCGTGCAATTGAATATTTTGCAAGAAAGTACATCATCAATGAATTGATTATTTGTGGAACACAGCCACAAGAGGCAAATCAAAAAATGCCATGGACTGGAGAAGATCCATACACATGTTATCTGAGAAAAATTCAAGGTCCTGATTTGAAATTCAGTACTATGAATCTTGGATCACAGCATCATATGCTTCATGCGGCTTCTGCATTTTACAATTCGGGCTTCGATACTGCAACGGCACTCATCGTTGACGGTTCAGGTTCTTATTTTAATATTGAAGGTTTGCCATCAGGATTTGAAGCAGAAACTATTTTCGAATGTTCATATCCAAATAACTTTAAAGTCATACACAAAAACTTTGGAACAAATGATGCTATATCATTTAAAAACAATATGGTCACTACATCAAATGCAGTCACTGTTGTAAAAGCATATGAAGCTGTGACTTATTATTTGGGATTTGGATTCATTGAAGCTGGCAAAACTATGGGGCTTTCTTCTTACGGAAATAAAAATGACTCTGTGCCAGAGTTAATCGATGAAAGTAACAGAGGAAATAGAAAAGTATTTCTTCCTTCTTATCCAGCTGGCGCATATATTGACTCCGTTATGAATAAAGAATTTCTTAAAGATCGAGATACAGCAAATGATTGGCATAACGATCCTACAAAAGTAACGCAGTTTGATAAAGACGTTGCTTGGAAAATTCAAAACGATTCCCAAGAAGCAATTGCACGTTTGATCGAAAAATCCTATGAGTTGTCTGGTAACAAGAATATTGTTATTTCTGGTGGCTATGGACTAAATTGTGTTGCGAATTACTTTTATCTTGAGAGATTTCCGCATTTAAATATTTTTGTTGATCCTATTTCACATGATGGTGGTAGCACTATTGGTGCCGCAAAAATGATGTGGTACATGAATCAATATGCAAGTAAACCAGTAGATGAAGAAGTTTCAACTGAAGTAGAGGACTTTTATGAAAAAGATCCACTAACTACATTGTATTTGGGAACTGAACCAGATTACGATTTAAGTATTTTTGATGAAGATGAATTTGAAATTACAGATGCATCTAAAAAAGATATTGCAAAGTTAATTTCAGAAGAGAACATTGTCAGTTTGTTTAATGGTCGTGCAGAAGGTGGTCCACGTGCGCTTGGTAATCGTTCTATCCTATTTGACCCAAGAGTTCAAAACGGAAAAGATATCGTTAACGTAGTTAAGGGTAGAGAATGGTTCAGACCTTTCGCTGGTTCTTGTTTGAAAGAAAAAGCAAATGAATGGTTTGACATGAGAAATCTTGAAGAATCGCCATTCATGATGTATGCTGTTGATGTTCTATCAGACAAACTTGGTACTATTCCATCGATAACGCATGTCGATGCAACATGCAGAATTCAGACAGTAACAAGTGAGCAGAATGAACATTACTATGAATTGATTAAAGAATTCGATAACATTACTGGTGTTCCGATTTTGTTCAATACTAGCTTTAACTTGGCTGGTGATCCATTGGTAGATACTTTAGAAGATGCAAAGACTACTCTTCTCCGATCACAGTTGAAATATCTTTATGTTCCAGAATTGAATAAGTTGATTATCAAGAAAGATGCTGTTGAGTCAACACCATAAGTCATATAAAGTCATAAAGAATTTTGTCGATGTAAAAGACATTGACATTTTTCTTAATGATATACGTGATAAAGATTCATTTTTTGCAGAAAACATTGCAGGTGGAACAGTAAATAGAAAATATTTACGATTAGATGAAACAGACCACTTTTCTGATATACATTTGAAATATTATTTTAAGATTGCAGAGACTCTAGGTATTAAATTGCCTAGAGTCGATCATTATCTTGGAATTTTATATAGTGTAATATCGAGTGGAGGTAACATTCATGTACATAGAGATACGAAATGGCCATACGAAAGTGTAGATGACTTTATAAATTTCAGATTTAATCTGATGTTAAAGCGTGGTGAGGGACAGGGGTATAATCCAATTATTGAAGATGAAGAAATTAATGTCAATACTGGAGATGCTTGGTGTTTTCCTGCATCGATATCTTCTCATAGAACAGATATAATACTAGACTCTGAAGATAGATGCGTAATACAGTATGGGTTTTTAGTGACACGTAAAGAATTTGATGATATACTTTCTACGCTACGAAAATATGGAAATTATTAGGGTAATGTTCTAGCAAACTCTAATAAATTATTAAACACTAAAGTTTTTGCTTTTAATTGTCTATTCGCAAATGTATCAAGTTTTTCTAAAGTTTCTTTACCATGACCAGTCAGCACTAAAATAGGTTTTGATCCAGCTTTGTCTGCTGCCTTTAAATCGCTAATTTTATCTCCAACATACCAACCCTGTTTCCAATTTACCTTATTTTCTTTTCTAGCCTTGTCAAACATTCCAATATTTGGTTTCGCAAATACATCTTCTTTGAGGTTTGTTGTAGAGTATAACAATCCATCAATAGAAAAAATTCCTGCATTACCAAACGCTTGCATCATTTGATTGTGTACTGCATCTACCTGGTCTGTAGTCTGAAGACCTTTTGATATACCAGCTTGATTAGAAAGAATCATTAATTGATGACCTTTTAAGCGAATCATTTTGATTGCCTCTAAACTTCCAGGAATAAATCTAACTTGGCTAAAATCGGTGATGTAATTGCCAACATCTTCAATGATAGTTCCATCTCTATCTAAACCAACAATAGGTTTAGGAAATTTCTTAGGCCAATTATTCATGGCCACTTGTTGATCCTGTTGATTCTGATTTGATACGTTTTTATTTGTATCATTATATTGTAATGCGCCAGGCGTATCATATCGTGCAAACTCACTTGTAGAAATTTGTGGCGTTGTGCTTGATGGTTGTGTATTATATCTTCCCATAAAATTCTCTCTTCTAATAATTAATTATTTTTCTTGCTTTGATTATACCCGTCAATTTGAGATTGGGCTTGTTGTTTCATCTTAATCATTATAGGATAATATCCTGTCTCTGTCAATGTTTTACCCATTAAAGTTAGAATCATGTTCACCTCATCCACACTCAATTCTACGCTAATTACTAAATTATCCATAAATCCTCCATAGTTAAATTATAAGATATTTAGCTGACAAAAGCAATCGAAAATTGTGCAATTTTTGGTAATGATAAATAGAAGATGAAATTCATTAAGGGGCACAAGTAAATGAGTACAAGCAAACCAGCAACCAGAGAAGAATTCAAGCAATTCTGCCTTAGAAGACTAGGTGCGCCTCTCTTAGAGATAAACGTAGCCGACGAACAAGTTGAAGATTGCATTGAGATTGCATTTCAATATTACTACGATTACCACTATGACGCAACAGAAAAAGTCTATCTAGCACACGCAGTCACGCAGACTGACATAACAAACAAATACATTACAGTGCCAGATGCCGTCATTGGTGTGATGAACATCTTTGACATTGGTGACAGTTATTCTACAAACAATCTTTTCAATTTGAGATATCAGATTTCTTTGAATGATTTATATTCATTCAATACTGGTCCGTTTGCACCATACTACATGGCATTTCAAAACGTTGCAATGGCAGAAGAACTATTTGTCGGTAAACAATCTCTCAGATTTAATCGCCACATCAACAGAGTTTACATTGACATGTCTTGGGACACAAAAGTAACTGTTGGTGAATTCATCATCATTGAAGCATATCAAAAGATTGATCCTGAAACATTTACAGATGTGTACAATGATAGATTCTTACAAAAGTATTGTACTGCACAAATCAAAAAACAATGGGGTGAAAACCTTAAAAAGTTTGAAGGACTTTCTATGCCAGGTGGTATTACATTCAACGGACAGAAAATCTGGGATGAAGCTACAGACGAAATTCAAGCATTAGAAGCAGAAGTCATCAGCACATATTCTTTACCAGTTACTGACATGCTAGGCTAATTACAATGGCACGTAATCGTTTTTTTAATCAATATACTCCTGTCAAACAGGAACAAAGTCTTGTTGAAGATTTAATTATAGAATCTATCAAGATTTATGGT